GCCGGATCGAAGCGCGTTAGCGCCGAGACAGTGGAACATGGCTTGGCCCGTAGGGCGAGAGCCGGATTACGTCCAAACAGCCCATCCTTATTCATCCCCGCTTCTCCTCTGTTGATGGGGTGAGAGCGGCTTCGGCTATTCGCATCCCTCGGTTGTGGGTGGAGTGCATTGCGTAGAGAATGCGATGCGCGGTCTCGTGTGTGAGTGCTTGGACGGCTTCAAATGGGAGACAGGCCAGCACTGCCACCGCTTCAATCGCGCTAAGCCCGTGCCGCTCCCTGATGCGCTCCAGCGTCTGCCCGCTATGGTTAGCCTGGCATTGCCTCTCGTGCGCATCGACGAACATTGTGCGCGGAAGCTTAGGCACAACCACCACGCGCTCGCCTCGCCTTACTCGGAGGTCGATGCCACTGTTGCGCAGAATTGGCATGTCGCCGGTCAGCGTCACTCCCTCGCCCATCACTTACTCTCCTGTTCCTGTAAGCACCGCATACATCCGCTCTGCATCTTCGCGGTTCGGAAAGTCGATCCGCACACAATGACCGTCGAACGATGTAAGAGAAACGGTGCCGAGCTTGACGGCAGCGGTCACAGCGGACTCGTAGGCAGCGATTACGACGCGGGCGACGTCGGCAAGCCATGCGTCACGCCCCTCCACCTCCTCATACACAAGCCAATCCAGGGCTTCCTTCACGCGCTCAACATCCTTATCGGTCATCGTGATCTCCGTTGCGGGTGTTCCATCGGTCGACGCGCAGCCATAGATTGGACAAAACGCAACCGTTGTCTGAATGATGAAGCATCGGCCTCGCGCCATTTCCCGCGCCCGCAAGGTAGCCATCGGGATGCCACCCACAAAACGGGCAGCTCTTGAGCTTATCGGTCATCGGTATTTCCGTTGCGGGTGTTCCAGGCGGCGATTGCTTCAGCGTACAGCTTTTCGAACTTGCGCAGCTTCGACGGGCTGACAACATAGCCGCGGCTGCGGTTCACCCAACGCATGTTGAGCTTGTCGCACAGATAGCTCGCGCGGCTTTTGAATCCACCAGCGCTGTCGGTCGGGCGGATGATGAAATTGCCCTTGCTGTAGTGGGCAGGCGAGACGGTGTAGCCGGCGCTCATGCCGCGTCCGAGAATAGCTCAGCGGTGATTTGCGCGGCTCTGGAGCGCCTCTTCGCCTCCCCGGCTAGGTACTGGCGCAGAGGGTTGGGATTGCCCTCAGACCACGCTCTACGGGCTTCGGTGAGGGCCTTGCTGTCCCCGGCCATAGGCACGTGGTACATCGGATTGGCGTCGAGCCGTGACGGGTTCCAGTTTTTCAGCTTGAGCGGGTTGCCCTTGCCGCAAGCGATAGAGCCGCGCTTGCTCGGCAGCCCGCTGTACAAATCGTCAGGGGTGAACGAGTCTCCACCCTCCCGCTCGCGCGGCACGTACCGGAAGCGCGGTGCTCCGGGCAGGAAGTCAATTCCGGCGCCACTCTCAACACAGGCGGCGATGATTTCCTTAACGCGACGGTCGTCGGCGGTAAGGTGGCGCTTGTAGCTGCGGGAGATAATCACAGTTGACCTCCGGTCGCGAGGATGAAACCGATAAAGGCGGCCACCAGCATCAGCACGGCGGCGTCGATCGCGCGGCCGAGGCGGGTCATGCCAGCCGCTCCCGTGCGTACTGCATCCCGGCCGACGTGAGCACGGTTTCCCCGAACGCCGTGCCGCACGTGGTGATGAAATAATCTCGGCTTTCGTGCGGTAGCGATCCGGGCAGCGAACCAATTCTAGCGCCCGCGGCAATTTCGCGGTCGATCATATCGGCGAGAAAGTGGCGCGGCTTATTCATAGCGCGTCTCTCGCGTTCTCCATCGCCAGCGCGGCGAAATGGAGCTGAAGCGCCAGGGGCATCGCTGAGAACTCGTCTTCGAAGCGCGCGGACTTCTCAGCGTAGCCGGGGCGAATCGCCGCTGGCGGTGCCTCTACGGGGCGCTGAGAGGCCTCCGCGACGTCCATGCCGCTGTAGAATGACGTGAGGCACTCTTGCGCGACCGCTTTGCGGTGCCCCACCATTGCGTTGAGGTAGGCAAGGAGCCCCGGCTTGTCGGTCGGGACTTCCTCGAGCTTCCAGCCCTTGCCGGCGTCGGCCTGGGTGCCGGCATAGCTGCCGTCCGTGCGGATGTAGAGCCTCACAGCGACCTCCAAAATGTCAGCCGATCAGCGAGGTTGGCCCCGCTGTCATAGGCTTCGTTCCAGTCCTGACTGGTCTCGTTCGTGCGGCCGAAGGCGTCGCCGAGCGTGAGTCGCTCCCAAAAGCCTTGGCAGTATGCGAACAGCACAGTGTCTCTCATCTTCGGCTCCCTTCAGCTTCTAGCTAGGCGGGCGCTCCTCCTAGGGCGCCCGCCAGGTTAGGAGCCTCAGGCGGGGGAGTGCGCCGGCTCGGAAAGGTGATAGTGCACGTCCCCGCCACACTCAGGGTCGGGGCAGCGCAGCGTTGCATGGCCGCCGAGGTGCATCTGCGTGGCGCGGAAAGTGAATCCGCACGCACCGCACTGACACTTGATAAGCCGCGTCGTTTGCTTCTTCTTGCCGTTCGCCAAGCCGTTCAGCGGCGCTCCGGGCATCGGGCCTAGCTCGGCGAGTACGGGCTCCGCCCATTGCCGCCATTTGTCGCCAGCAACCGTGGCGGTCATTTTGCCCTCGAGCCCTAGCGCTTGGGCGATGCGTTTAAACGCCTTCCCGTGTTTCGCTTCGAGCCCGACAGCCGCGTGCACCAGCTCGTGCGTCAGCACGTCCGCGACACGGCTATCCGTCTCGATTGTTGGCTTCAGGAAAATGGCGAAATGCCCGTCTTTTGACGACACCGCGCCCCAACATTCGCCGATCGCCTTGCCTTTGGCTCCGCCGCTAGGGAAGCCAATGGATATGCGGAAATTAGGCGGGAGCGGCGCGCTGGCTTCAGCGAAATGCGGCCGGGCGGCTTCAGCGAATGCATGGAGCCAAGCCTCGCGCGTCTCAAATAGGCTGTTAGGTGCCATGTTCTTTCCCTCGGTATAACAGCGACTCGGCAATACCGCGCGAATCACTATGCTCTCCAAATGCGCTCAAACGAGCCCCTATGCAATGCCCTTGCGTCTAACCATTGAATTGTAAGGGTTTTATTCCTCTAGCCTACCGGCGACGCGATCTTGAGGACGCGCCGCCCGCTCTTCCTGTGGACCTCACAGCGCCTGTTTTCAGGCACTCTTGAACCGTTGGTCTCGGTGAACGGCAGGCCGCAGTCAGCGCAATGCGAAGACCACGAGGCCAGCGGCGGCGCGCCGTCCCGCGCGACCAGCTCGGTCAATGTGTATAACTGGCCGTCAACCTTCAGCGTTGTGCCTACAGCGATCGGAGTGACGAAGATGGCGCGGCTCATTTCAACCCCTCCAGCCGGTTAAGTGTTTCCCGCGCCAGGCGAAGAAGATCGGCGCCTTCGCCGGTGAGGTCGTAGCCGTCGAACTCCGCCACGATGCGGTTGGCGCGCGTTCTTGTTTTCCTGATCGAAGCGAGCAGCCACACTCTCGAAACTGCAAACCTGCCCATAGGACGCCTTCTTTTCTGTACCGCGCGTACCACTAAGCTCTTTTCGCGCCGCTGGCAAATCTCGCGCGCGTTCGTCGCGCACGTGGGGTGTATGCACCCCGTGCGTACGCGGGTGCCCGTTATGCGGAGCGCGCGTTCGTCGCGTACGCAGTCTCCGACTAAGAGATCGTCGAGGACGAGTCTCTGTTAGGCTGTCGGGGAACCGGGAAGCGAAACGGGTCTCAGGTGTATGTGTGACGTGGCTAAGCGGCGCCAGGACGTGAATGCTTAGAGGCGCTTCAAGCATCACAGTGCTCTCAGGCGCTCAGGCGCTCAGGCGACCAGGCTCCCCAGGACCCCGTTGGCCCAATATCCCGCGGCGCCTGTGCGTATGCCTCGCGCGAGCGCGCGCATAGGCTCAAAGGTATAACAGCCGTGCCTTAGAGGCGCGGAGGATCCAGAGGCGTGCCGGCCTCGAGCGGCGCGGAGGGTCCAAACCTTGGGGCCGCGGGGGCTCGGCGGATTCGAATTGGATTTTGACCCCTCACTCCAAAACCGCGCAAAAATTCAAATTTTGTTAGACCTTACAGCCACTTAGCCTCACCGCCCGACCCCGGCTTGACACCCGATTAACCGCATGTCACACAGTGCTCTCAAACCCCGAGGGGACCGCCGCTGTGACCAAAGACGAACTGACGCTCGGAGCGTCATCGGTTCTTCGCCATCTCGCCACTCTCGGCGCTGGCGTCCTCGCCGCTCACGGCCTTGCCGGCGGCGACCAGCTGGCCTCGATCGCCGGGAGCGTAGGCGTCTTCCTCGCCACCATCGCCTGGTCCCTCATCTCCAAGAACCGACTGGTGGCCGAGCTTTGCGACGCCCTCCCGGTCTCCGAGCTCGAAAGCCTCGGGAAGATGCTCGCGTCGTTCAGGGCGCAGGACTCCAACCCGCTGCTCGTCGCCAACATCGCTCAGACCGCGATGGCCGTGGCGCAGCAGGAATTGCTCGCCGCTCACCCTGAGCTAGCGCCCAAGCCGGCGCAAACCCCTCCGCCGCCACCGCCTCCTCCTGTGCCCGCGACTGTTGCCCCGGTTGCGGGAGACCCGGCGGCGGTGGCGGAGACCGACACAGGAGCAGTCTTATGAGCCGCAGGTTCGGCACTGGCGCCGACAGCATCGCGCTTTTCTCGCTTCGGGCCGCGATTGCGGCATGGGGAGCGTTCGTCTTGATCGTCTTCGCCATGTGCGCCGCGATCGCGCTGAGCGGGTGCGCCGGGGGCTTCAGCGCCGCTCCGAGCGCAGGCTCTCAGCAGATGGTCTATTCGGCCGAGAGCGACTTCGCCGCGGCGCTTCGCGTGGCGGTGGCCTACGAGGCTCTCCCGACTTGCAGCGCGACGCAGAAGTTCCCGTGCTCAGACCCATCGGCGGTGACGAAGCTGACGGCCGCGGCGAGGGCCGCGCGAGCCTCGCTGACGACTGCCGAGGCGGCGGTGCGCTCGTCGACCAACGCGGCGGCGCTGACGACCGCGGCGATCCAGGCTCAGAGCGATGTCGCGGCCTTCAAGGCGCTCGCGGCCAGCTTCGGGAGTAAGTGACATGCTCGAGATTATCGACTTCGCCGACAAGCTCCTGTCGCTGGTGCCGCAGGTCATCGCGGCTGGCGGCGACGTGCTCGACATCATCGCCAACGGGCGCACCGCGCTCGCCGCCATGAAGCGCGAGAACCGTGGTCCGACCGCCGACGAGTGGACCGCGCTCAACGCGCAGATCGACGCCCTGATGGGCCAGCTGAAGGGGTAGCCATGAGCTTCGTCACTTTGAGCATCGTCAACTCCGTCCTCACCACCATCGAGGCGGCGCTGCGCGAGGATAAAGCCGTCGATGTCGGCGTGCTTGGCAGCTTCAATGCCGGGGTGATGCACCTCGTGCTTTCGGGCCGCGAGCCCGGCGCGTCCGAGATTCAGGCGCTCCAGAACCTCGCGGCGTCGATCGTAGCTTCAGACGCCGGGGAGGGTGTTTCCGTTCCCTCGGTCGCCACCCCGGCGTCTGGAGAACAGGGCTTGGGCGGCGAAGTGCAGCCATCTTCGGAGCCCGAGACGGCAGGCGACGCAGAGTCTCCCGAGGGCGAGCTTGAGCCTGCGCAGCCCGCGGTGGAGGAAACTCCAGCGCCGCCTTCCGGTGCCGATGAGGCTCTAACCGAAGTCCAGCCCAACCCTATCACGCCGGCCGACGAACTGTTCCAGCCGCAGTCGGACGGCGAGGACGATGAAGAAGTCGACGGTGCCTGAGTGGCCGAGGTGATGCGCCACAACTCGTCGTACCTCGACGAGACCGAGTACGACGCTCAGAGCGAGACGCTCGACGTGACCTTCACCGATGGCCGGCAGTACCGCTATTCAGGCGTACCGCGCGGCATCTACACGCAATTCATAACCTCCCCTTCGAAGGGGTCGGCGTTCTACCGCTTGATCCGGGACCGCTACGACGCCGAGGAATTGTGATTAGCCCCGAGGTCTCCGACCGCGTGGCGACGGTCATCCTCGGGGCGACGCGGGCGCGCGGCTTCGCGCTGGTGCTGTTCTACGACGATGACGGGATGAGCGAGATTACCAATCTGCGCGACGCGGTGGTGAGCAACGCCGACCCCCAATCCGCCGCCGACATGCTCATCGAAATCGCGCCCGAGTTCTACCGGGCACTGGCGACCGACTCCACTCCGCGAGCGGGCTAGTCCGATGCCCGACGCTCACGAAGAGCTATTCGACCGGCTCTACCGCGACCGCGTGCTGGCGCACCGCGTGCTCTTTCCACACCGCCACACCAACGAGACGCAGGACTTTCACCGCCAGATGATCCTCGACTGGCACGACCACAGCACCTCGCGCTCGATCGACATGGTGTTCCGCGGCGGCGCCAAGTCGACCATCGCCGAAGAGGCCATCGCCATCCGCGCGGGCTTCCGCGAGTTCAGGAACGCGCTGGTCATCGGCGAGACCTCAGACCGCGCCTGCGAGCGCCTCCACGCCATCAAGCGCGAGATTGAGACCAACGAGCAGCTGGCGACGCTGTTCGGGGATCTTCGCGGCCCGACCTGGGCGGAAACCGAAATCGTGCTGTCGAATGGAAGCCGCATCATGGCACTCGGCCGGGGGCAGGCGCTTCGCGGGATCAAGTTCGAGGACATCCGCCCCGACGCTGTGTTCTGTGACGACATCGAGACGATGGACAGCGTGGCCGACAAGGACCGGCGCGAGAAGACCCGGCGCTGGTTCTTCGCGGACCTTCTGCCAGCGTGCGACCCGTCGGCGTTCGTGCGCGTCGCCGCGACCCCGCTCGACAATGACGCGCTGGCGGTTCGGCTGCTCGAGGCGCGCGGCTGGAAGAGCAAAATATTCCCGATCGAATATCTCGACGACTACGGCCGGCGACAGGCGACGTGGCCCGACCGCTTCCCGCTCGAGAAGATCGACGAGCTGCGCGACACGTTCATCAAGCAGGGGCTCTATACCGACTTCGAGCGCGAGTACCTGTGCATCACCCAAAGCACCAAGTCGCGGACCTTCAAGCCCGACGAGATTCGCGTCGATCCGCGCGTCAGGACGTGGCAGGCGACCTACGCCATGTTCGACCCCGCGCGCACCACCAACAAGGCGTCGGCGCTCACCGGCTACGCCTGCTGGAGCTGGATCAAGGACAAGCTCATCGTGTGGGATGCGTGGGGGCGGCAGCTGCTCCCCAACGAGATTGTCGACGCGG